AAAAAATTATTATAGAAAACGAGGAGTATCCATCCCATGGCACTCATCACGCCCACTGAATTCTACAGAGCCTTAGAAAAGAACAATATCGCTTATAGGACACTTAAGCCTGAGCAACAGATATGTGTTGAGTTTACGAATTATCTCAAGAAAAGAACTTTAAAAGGTGATTTTCCCTTTATTTGGTTTCATGTTCCTAATGAATATTACCGAGGAAAAGTGAAAGCGGGAGGATATTTCGGTGCTATTCAGACAGCTATGGGACGTATTTCAGGGGTAGCTGATTATTGTTTTATATCTCCTCATAAATCATTCTTCATCGAGTTTAAAACCAAAAGTGGGAAATTATCCTCTTCTCAACAGTTCTTTGAGAAATGGTGTTTAGATAAGAACATTCACTATGCAATTTGCAGGTCTTCGAAGGAAGGCATAGAACTCGTGGAAAAGATGATACAAGTTACATAGTGTAAACTCAGACTTCACTTTGACGTGTTTTGACCGGTTAAGATTATTCTGAGCTTACATTAATCTTTAATACACAAAATCTGTTTCAATTCATAGACCCATTATGGGGCATCCTACAGGATTTGAACCTGTGACCTTCAGCTTAATGCTAACGCTCTCCCTGACTGAGCTAAGGAAGCCATATCTAGGGAAGGTGGGATTCCAACCCACGGTGACCTTCTCATATTTTCCCGTCTTCAAGCCGTGAGAAATACGTATGGAGTACAATTTCTCATGGAAAATATGAGCCCAGTCACTTCTTCTTGAAAAAGACGCCTTAGAGCACTCAGCCACTTCCCTAGGATCCGATAACAAACCACTAAGATAAAAAGGGAAATTCAAATCTTAGTGACTACAAATTATAGACATCATTCAAATTACAAGTCAATACATTTTTTACGAAATGAACGGTTTATTTCTTTTTGCGACCTGTAGCACTGAGACTAGCCATTTTAGCGGCTCCATATTTCTTTCGACCAATAGAGGCAGCAAGCGCTCCTGGATTACGAATTCCTTTTTTTTCTAATTTATCTTCGAGTTGTTTAAAGCGTTCACCACTTCCAAGTTTAGGTTTTGTCATGGGAAATCTCCTGTTTTCCAAACACGTTTACAAAGACATCTTCACCAGTTGAATCGTTTGGATCTTGGCTTTCCTTAAAATATTCCAGTCCTTCTTCCCATGTAGCATCTGAAGTAAAAGGTGTGAAGGGAGGTCCCGCTCTTTTATTTATTATTCTACGCTGGCTGAATAACTTTTCTCTTTTTTCATTCAGTTCTTCCCACTTCATGGTCGAGCATTTTTCTTAGATTTGTGCCCACCCATATGGTTTTTGCTACCTTTTTCTTTAGGCATTGCATATCCTTTACCAGTATCCATAATTCCTTTAGCTTTTTCCATTTTAGGCTTCTTCATTTTGCAGCTCTTCATAATTTCCTCCAGGAGTAATATTTACCATCAAGTATATACTCATTTGAATCAGTATACAATAACGCAGAATCATAGCTGTCCCATGAATTTATCAGTTCCCATTCTGGTTCTTCATGTTTCATCAATTTCTTTGGGTATCGTTTATTAAAAGAAGCGGTCTTTTGTGCGTCCCAACCCATAGTATTATCCATCCCCTTACTCCTCTCATTATTGACTTTGAAAAAATACAAATCTAATTATTATTTCCCAATAGAAATCATATCCCATTTTGTTTGCATTCCCCCCTTATACATTCTCTTCCTCATTTCTATACTGCTCTATCCACAATGGATTAATCTTAAAAGCATATTTTGTTGTCGGTCCGATACGAAGTATTTCCGTACTTTCAATTACACCCAAAGTTTTAATTAACTTATGTTTAACTGATTTATAATTAATATCTTTACATATTTCATTTCTCAATGTAGTGGCAGTTAAATAATAGCAGCCATTCTTTTTATATCCTTTGATAAGATAAGGAATTCTTTCGAAAGCCTCTCCTCCATAGAAATGAGATTCACCTGTTTCCAAAAGTTCATAGATACGTTTTTTCGCAAGCTCAAGTTCATAAGATATCTTTCCTTTAAACGGCAGCGAATCAAATATTTTATTTACACTTTCTGTAATAGGAAGAGGAGGTAAACATCCATATTTAACCGCTGTAAGACCTGCTTTTTCAATGAGAGAGAAACTATTTTTAATTCTCCCCATTTGGTTTTCATAAGTATTTTCTATATCAATAGAATTAAAATAAGCATTTGCTTCTTTAAAGTTTTGTAAAAGCCAATCAAGAGGATAATTTTGATTACGCTTAGCTATTTCATGGAGAGTCGTAACATCACGCATGAGATGAAGAGAATGATCAAATATACCAAAGTTACGGTGACAGCTAATATCAATAACTCGAACAGCTTGGCCTCCCGTAAATTCCTTCTTTAAACGCTCTTCAATTGAAGATTCACCACTCGATAAAAAGTTAATATAGAAAAGTTCTTTTGATTTAAATATTTCCTTTGATTTAAATCGAATTCGTCCCCCCCCATTTCCAAGCGTATAAATGATTTTAGAAAGCTCGTCATTTCTAATTTGATGAATTTCATCGAGACAAAAAAGTGTGTCTTTATAGCGGTAAGCTAAGTCCTCAAAACCAATAACCGTTCCATTCCATTTCTCAACAGGAGCTCCCCATACACTTGCTGCTAAATTTAAAAGAGATGTTTTACCAATAGAAGATTCTCCATAAAGATGAATTCCAAAGTTTTGAATCTTGTTTTGCTTAAGAAAAGGAGGCAAAAAAGCATACGCAAGAATAAATGTAATTAAAGGATTTTTCTGAGCAATAGGCTCAATCCTTTCCTTAAAATCATTTAAACTTCCACGCCGAACAAAATCCTTATAATGATCTTGCTTACAGACCTTATTTAAGGGGGGTAAATAAAATTCCCCATTCTCTCGCCATCCACATTCATTGTTCATAAGATGAGTGATCACAGGGGCCGGAGCATCAAGCAAAGAAATGAGTTCTTTCAATTGATCAGGATCACAATAAATAGCCCATCCCTTTATTATTCCAATAATCTTTTTTCTATCTGAAAAATCACTTGCTTTAATATATTTAATAGATTCTTTACCATTAATAGTAATCTTATACTTTTTATGGCAGATATCATCTTCATCGATACAGTCTTCAAGGAGAGTAATCGGAAATTTAGAAAGTAAAGGAGGTATTTTAAAGGCTTCTTTTATTTGAAAAGCGACTTCTTCTAACCCATGTTTTTGATGAAGATCATTAAAATCAAACCCAGACGGAATCCCAAAAGCAGCATAAGGAAAACAAATATAGCATTCATAAGTACTTGCAGCCTCAATCGTTTTTTTCTGTGCATCACTCCCCTCTTCATGAAAATCTCCACATACCATGATTTTATGAGACGGAAAAACTCCCTTGATCTTGCGAATCACTTCACCAAAATTTCCGGTTCCAAAAGTCACTATCGTTGGAATAGATGTTGCCAAATAAAGAGAACAACCGGTGGCAAGTCCTTCACAAATGAGAATCTCATTAAATTCGTCTAAACTGTTCTTTTCATGCAAACCAATAGAAAAGAACCCTCCCTTCATTGAATGACCTTTCAGAGAAGATTTAGATCCAGTGTCATATATCTTTTGGTAAGACATCACAGAGCCGTTTATATCGTGCACAGGGCATGCTAAATGGTCTTTGGCATACAACATACCGGACAGATGCTTCATCGCCTGTAGCACCCCTTTACGGGCTAAATAGACGGATGTCTGTTCTGTGTACTCATAATGACGAATGTTCTGAGGCATTTTGTCTTGTTTACCATGATAAACAGCGACAAGCTTTCCACTCCAATCCTGACAAACAACACTTCCATTGCTGTTTTTTACCATCCAATGATTTTTCTTAGGACCAAAACGATAGATTTCACCTACACCACACCGCGCAAACTCAGACCATAAAGGCTTATAACCCGCAGCGCTTATCTCTGATTCTAGTTCCATGGATTCCCCTAAGATGTGTTGATTTTGTATCATATGTATCGTTTTATCAGCTGTCAAGAATTCCTTATATTCATTTTCATAAGGAAATGCCTCATTTGTTAAAAATGTTTGCAGATGATTTTGGAAATTTAACAAAAATTCTAACAGCGTAACTTATTGATTCATATGATATATATAGGTTTTGTTAGTTTGTTAGTTAAAATATATATATATATATATTTATATACCCTTCCCTATATAGGCCGCTCTATAGGAACGCTTCTCGGAAAAAACATCTAACATTATAACACAAGGTCATTTTCATCTTTTAGTTCAATCACTTACGGTGTTAGAATTTTAAATTGTTTTTTTCTAACAAACGCTAACATTTTTAACATATTTCCCTCACATAAAAGCATTTTAAGTGTCTTTATGGTGCAGGAAAGCACACTGCATCGTAAAGACATTCTGATTATTATCTGAGTTTATGGTTTAGGCAAGCTTTAAATGATCTGTCCGAAAGAATTGGACGACTGAACTGTCATTGGTTCATTTGGTCGCCCTTATTACTTTTTCTAGGATTTCCACCGATCCTCCTTTTTTTAGATATTCATCAGTAAGCTTTTTAGCGCCGTCTTTTTGTGTTTGAGGATTGCCATCCCACGGATAATCCATCTTTTCAAGTCGTCTCAAATGTTCCAATGCATCTATATATTTATATAAATCTTCCACATTGAATAACATAATTACTTTAATAAGAGTACTTATTTGTTTATCTGTATAATCATAGACATCACAAGTAGACGTAATATTCTCAGTCATTGATCTCAATCCTTTTTTGTTCCAACTCTTGTATGTAATTATCTACTTCTTCCTTGTCATATAATAAGCGACTCATTACTTTAATATAACTAAACGGAAGAAATCCCCTTCTTCTTGCATAATTAAATGCAGCTCTTTTCATATCTAGAAGTTTACATATGTCGGCTGGTGTGTAATAGTACTTGTCATTTATTGTACGCATATTAATCCTGGGGTTTAAATTGGTGTATTTCGTATAGATAAAACATTTATTATAAATTGTCAATGAGGAATAAAATGGAAATTGAAGCGGGTTTAGATTTGGTTGAGTTTGCGAGATCGAATCAAAAAATGCCTTTATCGCATCAACGGATGACAGCTCATTTGATGAGTCAGCATGGTGAAGATATTTTTAAGATGGTCATGGGGCTGTTTAAGGATTTTGATACTGCTGAAATAAAAGATAGAGTAAAGATTGCTCAAATATTATTCCCCTATTTCTTTATTAAGGCTGATCTGGCGGTTAATATTAATATGATGGAAAATATGAATAAGGAAATTCATAATGTAAATGGATTTAGTACGCTTCAACTTAAAAAGCTTGAGAAATTTCTTCTTGATCTTCGGGAAGAGGCATCAAACATAAATGGATGAGGGTCTTTTAGCGAGTGTGCAGAATGAACTTAATAAGCAGCTTGCTTTTTATACGTTAGATGAGGCAGCATATGAACCTCATCGGAAGTTTCATGAATTAGGAAAAGTAGCTCAAGAGCGGTTTTTCTTAGCTGCTAACAGACTTGGAAAGACGCGCACCGCCTCTTGTGAAATTAGTCAACATATGACGGGTTTATATGTTGATTGGTGGAATGGATATGTTTATACACACCCTGTTATGGGATGTGTCTGTGGAGTTTCGTATGAAATTATTCGGGATTTGGAAAGACGCTATTTTGATGGTGGTGATGAGCCACCCTGGATTTCACCGGACTTGGTTATTTACCGAAATCGTACACAGCATTTATATAAAGTACGTCATATCTCTGGAGGTACATCAATACTTCAATTTAAGACATTTGAACAAAAGCGAGAAAAGTTCCAAGCCACCAAATTTCACTTTATTCACTTTGATGAAGAACCGCCTTTTGAGATTTATTCGGAAGGGGTGACGCGAACGGCTGCAACATCTCCTGATCATTACGGAATGACAATGATTACTGCAACACCGATGAGCGGCCAAACGAATATGATTTTACATTATACGAATCGTAAAGATAGCGATGAAACGATTTCACCGGAAGTTGTTAAAGATAGTCGGGTTTATATTATCGCAGGATGGGAGAATGCACCTCATATTCCGGCCTCTGAACAAAGACGTCTGATTGCTTCATACTCTCCTCATGAAATAGAAGCTCGTACAAAGGGTATTCCTTCTCTTGGTAGTGGAATGGTTTATCCCGTTCCTGAATCTCTCATTACGTGTTCTCCCTTCGTTATTCCGGAGCATTGGCCACGTGTCTTTGCACTGGATTTTGGATGGCAAGATCCAACAGCTGCTATATTTTTAGCGCATGATACGGATAATGATGTGGTTTATGCATATGGTGAATATGCAGTGAGTGAACTTACTCCTCAACATCATGCCAATGAGCTTATTAAACAAGGGGCTAATTGGATGTTCGGTGTTTATGATCCCTCAGGAAATCAATCAAATCAAAAAGATGGAAGTAAACTGGCGGATCTGTACAGACAGTGTGGATTGAAGAATTTAAGTAAAGCAGACAATTCGCGCGAAATAGGTATTATGAAAGTATTGCAAAGAATGCAAAATGGTAAGTTTTTTATAGTAAATACATTGCATAAAACTCTTAGAGAATATAGGATGTATGCACGTAAAGATGGAATTGTGAAGGATGGGAATGATCATTTAATGGATTGCTTAAGATACGGCATTTCATCTGGGTTATCCGTTGCAAGAACAAAAGATCAATTGAATAATCCTGCTGGGAACATTGCTCGCTTTAAACCCGCAGTTAATCAAGGAAATTGGATGAGATGAGTGGATTTAAGACGAGGGGAGGATTTTTAGGCCTTTCTGAAACACGCGAAAAAGCTCTGGTTGAAGCCCGTCAATTTTTTCAATATGCCGCTGTTCATGTATTATTTACCTCATGGCGTAAGAAATGCATTGCTGACTTTAATTTTTATGATGGTATTGAGCAATATCCTCCTGAATTTTTAAGAAAATTAAAATCTATGGGAATGGATCCTTTGGTTATTAATAAAGTGAAGGCTCTTATTAATCAGGCTTCAGGTATTGAAATTCAATCTCGGTATAGAACAGCATTTAGAACTCATAGTATGGATGAAAATGATGAACGATTAGCAAAAGCCTTAACTCATTATTTCCTTTACGTGCAAGAACATAACAATATGCCTGTGTATGGATCTCAGAAATTTAGAGATATGCTAATCTGTGGCGTTGGATGGTCAAATCTATATCTTCAGGATAATCGTATTGGTTATGACTATGTTCATCCTTTGAATATTTTATATGATGCTGATGATTTTAGTCCTTTTATGACGGATCAAAGATATGTCATTCGTATTCATTGGGTGGCTCAAGAAAAGGCAAAGATGCTTTGGCCTAAATATGCGAAAGATATTGAAGATTTGTTTGCATATGCAGAACCTGCCAATGTTGGAAGTTTTAGCAATGAATTTTTTAGCCGTATTAGTGAATATATAGATCTTTATGCTATTGGAGGAGGTGGTGTTGGTGGACGTATTCTTGTTCCGGAAGTACAGCGCAAGATTCGTAAAAAATACTATCAAGGAATTGATCAAAGCGGAAGAGAGTTTCAAACTTTTAGTGAAAAAGAAGCTTATGAATTAACTGGGGATCATGAGTCGACGATTACACAACATGAAGGTCATCAAGTAATCCGAACTGTATTTTGCCGAGATATTGTTTTTGAACATGGACCCCTTCATCCTAATTTACCAAATGGGGAATTTACTTACGTTCCGAGTGTTTATTCAAGACGTTCTTCAGATGCTGTTCCTGAGGGATGGCTGGATACAATGAAAGACATCCAAAGAATTGTTAACTACACAAAGTTAAAACAAATCTTGATGGAAAATTCGACGAGAGTTATTGCAGATGCGGAAGCTATTCCTGCGGGTTATACCTATGAAGATTATAAAGAAATGGTATCAGATCCAGCTGCTCTTATTGTAAAGAATAAAGAAGCAGAAGTTACTTTGCATCCTAATGTTGATTTAGCAGACAGTCAGATTCAAGCTGCAAGACGATTAGATGAAGAACTCCAGCAAGTTACGGGCATGTTCTCTGATGCACTAGGGGCTCCTACTAATGCAACAGCCGGGGTTGCCATTAATAGCCGTGCTAAACTTAGTATTACAAATCAACGGGTAGGATTTGATCATTTTGAATTGATGAAAAAAAGAGAAGGTCAAATTTTCCTAGATATCATTCAAGGCTCGGGTGCTGAAAATATGATGGCGCCTATTTTAGATGATGATGAAAAAGATATTGTTATTATGAATTTAAGCCGTGAAGTCGATGGGAAAAAGGTTGTTTTTAATGATATCCGGACACTTCCCTTAAGCATCTATGTTGAACAAACCCATGATTATGAATCTTCGCCAGAAGAACAACGCACCACTTTTGAGACTCTTCTTGCCAATCCTAATGCTCAGATGATTATGCAGTCACCAGGGATTCTTAAACTACTCGGCATTCGAAATTGGGAAAAAATATCTCAAGAAATGGATGCAGCGGCTCAAAAAAAGATGCAGATGGAACAAATGGCAGCTGGGAATGGACCAGGACAACCTGGAGGACTGCCTCAACAAATGGGTGCTGAAGGAGGAAATCTACCTAATCCATTAATGATGGGACCCGGGGGACAATGAGTGATCCGAATACAATTCGCGTTCTGGAGCTCGATGGAGGAGGAGAAAGAGGGTATTTTTCTTTGTGTTGGTTTAATAATTTTATTAGCCAATGGGGAATAGATCCAAGCACTGTTGCTCAGAATTTTGATGTGATTTGTGGAACCTCTGTTGGAGGTATCATGGCGCTTTCTTTAGCTTATGGAATGACACCGGAAGAAATGTTTCCTTTCTTTACGGTTCAAGGTCCTTATATTTTTAGTTTAAGTTCGATTATTCCCTCATGGCGTCCAAATCTTCCGACAAAAGTAGGCCTTATTTTAGCAGATATTCCCTTTTATCAATCTTCTGGGCCGACGGCTGCTTCTTATGGATCTGGTCTTCTGGCCGCCACATTACAAAGTACATTCGGATCGAGTACCTTACAGAATTTAAATACAAATGTGGTGATTCCTTCATTTAATAATGACACAAGTACATTTGTATTATTTTCAAATGCAAATATCGGTGGGTTTATAGGACAAAATTTTCTCATTAGTGATGTAGGACTTGCGACAGGTTCAGCTCCGGTTTATTTACCTGCCTGGAATATTGGAGGCTTTAATTATATTGATGGAGGAATCTATCAGAATAATCCCGCTCAATTTGGAGTGACATTGGGGAAAATTCTTAAACCAAATGCAAATCGCATCTGTGTTTTATCTATTGGAACAGGCCGAGGTGAACTTGGGTTTGACACGGGTGGGAGTACGGGAATTCCATTAGCTAATAATCCTCTTCAAACAACAAATACATCCTCTACAGTTATTGTAACGGTTCCTACAACATCTATTTTAACAAATGGTCAAACTGTAACGATAAATGGTGCAACAGATACAGGTGGAATACTAGCGATAAACCTTAATATCAGTGCCGTAATTAATATCCTTAATGGAACGACATTTTCATATACTGCTGGCGGAACAGCAACATCCAGTACGAGCGGGGGCGGATCGAGTGTTGTCTTGAGCTATATCAATGAATTTACAAAAACCCGAAAAAGTCCTTTTCATCCTTCGGGTATTACCTCGGAACAATTTAGACAAACACCCATCTATGAAGAACTCATGCGAAAAGATCCTCTTTTTGAAATGAAAGCGAAGGAATTAAGTATTAGAAGTCCTATGGCTTTTGATACTATTCAAGCTATTTTTGGACTTTTTGAAATTGCGTCAACAGGAGGTCAGGAATCAGTTGCTCAATCGTTATTGATGGAATCTAGTTTTACGTTAGATCAACTTTATTATTATCGTTTTCAGGCGACGTTAGATCCTACTAAAAATACAGAATTGGATAATACTGATTCATCAATTTTGACATATTATTATGATTTAGCTTTAAGCTTGTTTAATGGAGATATTGATAATATTTCTTCATTTATAGGACATTTAACGGCATGAAATATATCCCGGGCTATCTGGATTCTTTTATATCACCGATAAGTGGGCAAATGAGTATTCCGGGACTTCAAAGCTTAACAACTAATTATGTGTGGCTAGGGGACCGAAATGATATTGCTCAGGAAAGCCCTATCTTAATTGATATTCGACTAGATATTCTTACTCTCCGGAAATTATTAGCCACAACCCCTTTTATCCTTCAAACAGGTATTGGGGGATTTGATAATGCGCAAGCTTTAGATATTTTAGGAAATGGCTTTTTATATACAACGGATGGGATTCTCTCGATTGGTATTCCCGGTCCCGGAACCTTAGTTCTTCCTTATGGAATGGTATATGTAGGAAATGTAGATAATTTTGCAGAAGCGGTTCAAACGATTACTCAAGATAATCTACCCGACTTAACAGAGAATTATTTATGGATTGGAGATAGCTCAAACCGTCCTACTCCTATTTCGACTTTTAATGGAAATTTTGGACTTACATCTCAATATATATGGCGTGGAAATGGCTCTAATCTAGCAATTCCTGTCAATGATCTAACGACTTTAGAAGGAATAGTTGCAGATCAAGGAAACTCAATATTGGATTTAATTAATGGTCTCTCTAGTTTAGTTAATATTGTGAATGGATTAACATCAACAGTTAATGCTATTGAAGCAGGATTAGCTCTTATCGGAGGTTTTCCGGCCCTCGTTGCTTTAATAGCGAATGTTGCTGCATTAGATATAGCTGTACCTGCAACGAATGCCCGTATTGATAATTTAACACTCGATAGTATAGCAAATAATAAGGCGACCGCGGGTGATGTAAATATCAATAATCATAAACTTATCAATGTTTCGAATGCTACAGGGCCTCTGGATGCTGTTAATCTTCAACAATTACAAAGTTTAAATACTACTTTAACGGGAGCAGTGTCTGGAAGTGGAAATACATTAGCTCCTATTGTGACGACTTTAAATACAACATTAGATGCTGTTCCGCTTGCTCTAGGAAATGTAAATATTAATAATAACAGACTTATAAATGTTTCGGATCCTATTGACTCTTTAGATGCTGTAAACTTAGAAACATTAATATCTTATATTGATGATGTTCCTGGTGAGATTACAATTACTTTAGGGGGGGCAGTTTCGGGATCTGGATTATCTAATACGACCATTATGACAACTCTTAATACAACATTAGATGCTGTTCCTCTGGCAGTTTCAAATGTCAATATTAATAATAATAAATTAATTAATGTGGCTGATGCTACAAATCCATTAGATGCTGTTAATTTAGAAACGCTTGAAACTTATATTATAGATAATGTAACTCCAATTTTATATGTAGATGGAGCAAGTCAAACAATTTATTATAATAGTGAATATAATATTACTACTTTTAATATAATAAATAATTTCATTCCGGAGATTGGAAATTCAGCTCGTAATGATTTGATTCTTACAACAAGATATGGAACATTAACTTTAAATTGGAATTCTTATATTTATAGTTCGCTTGCAACGGCACCTGTTTTTACAATGTATTATGATTCCGATATTGCCGACATTACAAATTATCCATTTTTAAGTGTTACGGCAAATGATGCAGACTTAGGATCTGAAATTCAGCTTCTGCTCCAGGGTAGAACTATTATTGATACATATGGAAGTTATTTTAGTATACTTCATGATGGAATTACAGTATTTGATATAGAACAAGATGGTGAGGTTAATTGTAATGACAATTCAATTATTGATTTAAAAACACTTTCTTTTAGTAATTGGTCTGATATGGAAGCAAAAGCACAATATGCGACTAATTATTTATTTTTATGGCAACTATTTGGAGGAGGAGTGAGTTAAATGACAAGTGGGATTAATTTATCAGTTTTACAGATGGATGCGAATATGCCTATTCCATCTCAAGCTCAAAGTTTTACATATACAACGGCTATCTCTCAAATTCAGTTTATTAATAATTTTACAGCTACGAGCTTAGCGCCCTCCCAGAATTGTTTAGAAATTATAAATTATAATAATGCGGGTTATCGGTTAAGACAATATAATAATACTTCTACTTCCGAGGGAAATTTATATTTGGAATACTTTACAGATGGAACCCTTCCTGGAACGCTTAATGCTGTCATAGATCATACACATAATAATACAGCATTTGGTGATTCAAGTTTACAGAATATTATATGGGGAGTCGACAATGCGCGAAATACGAGTTTTGGCTCATTTTGTATGCCTTCCTTTGAGACGGGATCTGATAATACAGTAATGGGATGGGGTGCCGCTTATAATCTCACGAGTGGGGATGGAAATTGTATTTTTGGTTCGGGCGCCGGATATAGTCTGACTTCTACTGAAGGGCCTAATTGTTTTGTGGGAACAAATGCATTTCAGCTATTAACAACGAGTAGCACAAATTGTGGGATGGGCTTCAATGTCGGGAGTCAGATGACTTCTGGTTCTGGAAATGCTTTCTTTGGAAATGGAAGTGCATATGATCAAATTGAATATAATAATTGTTTCTTTTTTGGAGAAACAGCGGATGCATCTGTTAATGGTTTAACCAATGCCGGAGCTTTTGGATATGGTGCAATTGTGGGTGCATCAAATTCAATTGTTCTCGGGAATGGATGTAATGTGGGAATTGGTACATCTACGCCTGCATATCCCTTAGATGTTGTAGGTACAATCCGATGTACAGATATTATTGTTACGTCCGAATCTACAACTCCTTCAATTTCTAATGTTCACTTAGAAACAGGGGCCGGAAGTGGGGCTTCATATACTCTTAATCAAGCAACTGGAAATTTAATTGGGGGTCAATTTATTCTGACAGTGGGAACGGCTCCGAGTTTCGGCTATCTTGTTACATTTACTTTAAGTGGAGCTCTTTCTACGTCAACGTATCCAGTAATTTTTACGCCTGCGGGTCCAAGTACTGCGCCTGCATTACATGCAGAAACATTAGGAATATCGAGTCAAGCCCAAAGCACCACACAATTTACGCTTTCTACAAGCGTTGCATTGGTATCTGGATCCACGTATATCTGGAATTATTTTGTAGCGAATTGAGATAAAAATGTCTAATGTTCAACTTTCAGCATTTACAGTTTCTCCAAATCTTTTCCCCACGGGACAAGTTCAATCCCATACATTCAATCATCTTATTTCTCAATTTCAGATTACAAATACGAGTATTCCTACATCAGTTGCTAACTCTAATAATATATTTGAATTATTGAATTCAAATTATTCTGGATATAGATTTCATCAGAAAACAATAAATGGAGCACAGAGAGGAGATTTATTATTATCCCAATTTAATAATGGGGCTATTCCTGGAACTCCTTTATTAACCATTCAAGAATCTACGGGCAATCTTATTATTTCTCTTCAGGACGGCGCACTGGAACTTAATAATGGGAGTTCTGTAACACCTTTAAGATTTTTTGATTCTACTGGAACTTATTATGTTGGTTTTGAAGCCGGGACTCTTTCTGAGAATGTAATGTGGACATTACCAATTTCCGATTCTGTTGGCACGCAAGCTTTATGTTCGAATGGATCAGGAGTTTTATCTTTTCAATCTCTCGATACCCTTCCGTGGATTATTCAATCTACTTCTACAACGATGGCTATAAACCGTCAATATATTACAAATTCTTCTTCTCTTGTGGTTCTTGCTCTTCCAACATCATGTCCTGTGGGAAGTGAATTTCAAATTGTAGGAGAAGGATCAGGAGGGTGGAAAATGACCCAAAATAGCGGTCAGCAAATTGTTTTTGGAGATATATCAACAACGATTGGGTCAAGTGGCTATATTTCAAATACGAATATGAATGATTGTGTGCGCGTTGTTTGTAGTGTAGCAAATACTAAATTTGTTGTCTATAATGTTGTAGGCAATATTACATATAATTAAGGAGAATATTATGACTGAAGAAATTAAATCAAAAAATGGGCAAATAAAGGCTAGCTTGGTGGGGGGGACCAATAACGCTGTGAATGCTCCCTTTCCCCTAAGCGCGACGCAAGGTGGTCTAGGAGTGGCATCTCCAACTGCCCATGGGATATTGGTTGGAGAAGGATCAAGTGCCGTCACACCCATCGTATTAAGTGCGGGACAGATTCTTATTGGAACTACTTCTAGTGATCCATCCGCCGCCACCATTACGGCAGGTACAAATATATCTGTAACAAGCACAACAGGATCTATTGTTATTGCAAGTACCGTAGGCGCTTGGGTTGATCAAACTTCAACTTCTGTAACGATGGCGGTTAACACAAATTATGTTGCTGATAATGCTTCCCTTGTAACTCTTACATTGCCTGCGACGGCCGCTTTTGGAAGTCAGTTTATAGTAGCTGGTAAGGGAGCCGGCGGCTGGAAGATAGCGCAAGCAGCCAGCCAACAAATAAATTTTGGAAATGTCACTACCACTTCCGGAACTGGCGGTTATTTAGCCAGTACAAATGCTTTCGATGTTGTCGAACTTGTTTGTACAACTGCAAATACAGGTTTTTCTGTTATTGGTTCTGTAGGAAATATTACATATAACTAATGGAAATTATAAATGACAATTAGCAATTCAATTAATATTCAATCTTTTACAGGACTTGTTAAAAATTCCTCTTCAAGTAATATTTTAATCCAAGCTATTGCTGGTACTGATTATTATTCTCCGGGAAATCCAACTACTCTTATTGATGATTATAGTTTTAGTGGTGGTACTTATTACGGAAATGTAGGTGTAGGGACTAGAGTCTTTCTCTCCTTAGTATTAAACAGTACTACAAATAGCAAAAATACTGGAATGGGAATAGGGGCTTTCACTTCTTTAACAACAGGAAGTAATAACTCAGCTTTTGGATATGCTGCGGGGCATGCATATAGTACTTATAATAGTTGTTCTTTTTTGGGAGCGCTGGCAGATGTATCCGTTAATAATCTAATAAATGCAACTGCAATTGGATATAACGCAACTGTTGGAACCAGCAACACTATTGTTCTTGGAAATACATCTCTTACCACCTGTAATATTCCAGGAATAAATTTAGGATTTACAGCCAATACAATTACAAGCACCAATACGAATGGTAATTTGGTTCTAACTCCGAATGGGACTGGTATAATTTCTCATTCTTCTAATACGGCAATTGGTGGTACTACTGCTAATTCTGCATTGCAATTTGCAAATGCGACTAATTATAGAACTATTACTTTGTATGAGACAACAAACAATTCATATCAATATTATGGGTTTGGCATACAAAATAATACTTTAGTTTATAATGTTTCTGCCGTTACTAATTGGCATGCTTTTTATGCAGGAACTTCTTCATCAGCTTCAAATGAATTGATGCGGATAACAGCAACTGGAACTACAAGTAATAGTGGATGTATTGGTATTAATGTGGGAGCTACGCCTTCTGCAGGATGTCATGTGATTGGGGGGGTTCAAAATGTAACAAATGAGGATACGTGTTTCCGTGCCCAGAGTTCGAGTAATAGTGCAAAAATGGAATTTGATTGTACAGCAGCAAGTGGAAGATTATATGAGGTACGTTCTACAAGTACTGGGATATGGGATGTAGTTGATCGTACAGCGAGCACAGAAAAACTTATTATTAATACGACAGGAGTGGGAATTGCAGGAACACCTGATTTAGCTTTTTCTGTGACAACAGGCAGTGCGGATAAACCGGGAGGAGGCACATGGGGATCTTTTTCGGACGCTCGAATTAAAAATGTTTTGTCAGAGTATAAACATGGTCTTAATGAAATTCTACAAATTACTCCCATTAATTATCAATATTCGGAAGCTTCCAAATTAAAAAAAGAGGATCAGGAAATTATTAGAATTGGAATTATAGCACAGGACATTGAAGAGATTTTACCAGAGTGCATTACAAAAATGGAAACAAAAGGATTTGAGGATTTAAGATTTTATGATTCAACTCCTCTTACATATGCATTGATTAATGCTATAAAGGAATTGAATGCAAAAATAGAGACTTTAAGAAGGAAAATAAGATGAAACATACGACCAATCAAACAATAACATCTAGCCAACTTCATAATCTAATTTCAACACCCGTTGAACTTATAGCTGCTCAAGGAAGTGGAACAGTTGTAATTCCTTATTCTCTCTTTATGGAACTTAATTATGGCACAACTCCTTATATCAATCTAACAAGTAATTTAGCTCTTTTGATGAATGGGAATAATATGTTTCCAGCGCAGCCTGTTCCTTCGGCATTTTTAGGAGCCACTCAAAATACATGGGTTTATTATTTATTTTATGAATCTAACACATCGGGCCTCGATTCTTCTTCTACAGATAATCAACCAGTTTACTTAGGAAATACAGGTCTTTTAAACTTATTATTGGGCGATGGAACTTTATCGGTAAATATTGAATGGAATGTATATAATATTTAATAGAGAATTATATTGATGCAATTTATACTTGTTTTAAAAAAACTTCTTTGCTATATTTATAGTAAAGAAAAATATACTCATACGGAGATACTCATGACAAACTCACCTATTCAACCTAATATACCAGCTCAATTGAATTTAGCATCTTATGGTATTTATAGTGTTGGATTTTCTACGTCTGCTAATAAAGTTTTTACCTATAGTGGGGATATTACTCCAGATTTTTTAACTGATTTAGAGAATTCAAAGACTTTTGCTCAATCATTAAATGAGCTTTTGCCGCAATTAATTGCGGCCTTGAATGCATATCCAACACAGCCTTAAAAATTTGCATGGCATATCCTCTTATCTATAATTGGACACCTTCTTCAACTCAAGCAATCTCTCAGATTCAAACTTTGAGTGAAGCGGGAGATTTATTGATTAATGGTTCCTTAGCAAGTGGTGGAACTGCTGTCTTTCCAGGTTATGCGCGGACTGTGAGTTTAACTGCCGATAATGATACGTCCGCTGTTTCTTTTACTATATTAGGAACCATTAATGGGGTAGATGTTAGCTATACTATGAGTGGCCCTAATACGACGACAGTAGAAAGTACGGGTTTTATCTTTGATTCTGTTTATCAAATTTCTTCAAATGCTCCTGTAACAAATATAAGTGTGGGAATTGGAACCACGGGTCGAACAGCATGGTTTTTACATTCTTTTAATACCATGTGTCCTGAGGTTGGTATTCAGGTAATCGTTACAGATACCATAAATTATACATTTGTGACGACATTAACCGATATCCAAAATACTCTTGAGTCAAATATTCCTTTATTTACTCCTCTTACAGATATGACTGGGGCTACCACAAATTTAATTGATGATTATATGAGGCCTTCTCGTTATTCAGCTATTCAAATAAATTCTTCAAATAATACAGGAGCTTTAAATGCTATTTTTCTTCAACAAGGATTAATATGAAAGATATGTATTGATTGTTTGGAGATAAAATTATAGGTTAAGAAATCAAAATCACATTAAAGGAAATAAAATGTCAAATATAGTACCAAGCACAGATGGAAAAATTAATGTAGCAACTCTCAGCGTTTATTGGAATGATGAAGTGGCTAAGAATTGTTTAGCTATTTTTTCATATAATGGGCCCGAAACCCCTGAGGTAAGTGCTCTTGTCGTGCAAACGCGTGCTCGTATTCAAGATATTAATGCGCTTATGGCTAAGATATTGGCTGAACTGCCTGCTCAATAAAAAGGTGATCTCATTCCTACACCATATGTCATTCCATTCCTTAACGTAACAACTGGTATTTCAAGTAATCCATCGTTGATTTTTGGTTCGGATAATGTATGTGAGATTTTATCTATTATTGTTGTAAATACAACGAGTAACCCTTTATTGTTTGATGCAACAATACTAAGAGAAGAAACATCTAATATAACATTGGGGACAGATCCATTTATTACATTGGAGTCGTCCTCTACTGTTATTGTGGATACCCCTACTGGAAATCTTACAGAAGGTCAGAGTGTAACGATTAGTGGGGCAACCGCTACGGGTGGTATATTAGCTAATCAATTGAATATCACTGCTTTAATTACCATTTTAGATGAGAATACGTTCTCTTATGTAGCGGGTGGAACAGCAACTTCAAGTACCACAGGAGGGGGTTCAACTGTACAGTTGACATATATGACGCCGATTAATGCTTATTTTGCCGATCAAGTTCCTATTCCTGGGTTTGGAAAAATGGAAATTGTAAATTTATGCATTAATAATGCAGGAATGAGTGCGACCCCTACTATTTTATATATGGAAGCTGGAGATACACTATTTGCGAATAGTGATAATATAATTAATACATTTGATTGTCTTGTATGTGGAAGACAATTCTTAGAACTAACATAAATATGTTATATTTTTACAAACCAAGAGGAGAGCGAAAAATGATATTTTGGGTATCGCTTACATTATTTTTATGTATTTTCAATTTTATTGGTATAGCGTGCGTATTTGTTGTATTGAGTAATTCAATTACTGATATGGAAAAGAATATTAAAGATTGGAAGTATATTGAAGAAAAAGTCTTTCTTAATGGAAAAAGGAATCTAGAAGATGGAAAATAAGTCAACTGATTCAAAAGCGAACGAATATGCACCTAATTTGGAAGCTATTTTTAGCAAAAGATCAATAAATGAGATCTTTGATAAGGTGCCTGCACCTCCTGAAAACCAGAATCCTATTGAAAAGCCTGTTAAGGAAACACAAGTAAAAGAAAGTGCTCTTGTTGTACCGGAAGTAAAAGAGGAATCTATTCCTGATGGGGAAGAAAAATCACCAAATGAAGAAAAAAGCATTAAGAGAGTCGATTGGAAATCTGAGGCTGAAAAGGAAGCTAAAAAGTATAATGAAACGCGTAAATGGGGAAAAGAAGCTACAGAAAAGCTAAGCATTTATAAGCGAAAACTTAATGAATATAAAGAATTAGGCCTTTTGGATGATGATGCTGTTAAGGATCTTTTAGATGCGACAGTTGTTCGTGATGAACCGGAATCTGTTCTTCCTTTAAAGGAAAAACTAGCAAAGACATGGGATGTGGAAATTCAAAATATCAAGAAATACGGGGACGCTGAAAATTTAGATATTTATGAAGATTCCTTGATGCATCTCCTTTCAGTATCGAGCCAAGACGAAATTGATGATCTGTTTGATGATATTAAGCATTTGATCGAAGAAGATCCTGTTCTGTTTGTTAAGAAATCTTTAGAGATTGGTAAAGATCATTATGAAGATATTTATAAAGATTATTCAGAAGTTGGAAATTTAAAAAAGTTCAGAGATAAATATGAAGAAAAGTTGACAGCTAGTCAAAAAACAATTGACAAACTTGAAAAAGAAATACTAAATTTGAAGAAGAAGTATGACGAAGATTATGATGAGAAGCCGAATTATAGAATTCCTCAATCGAGTGGAGATTATAATCCGGGCACAGATTCAGATCTTTGGAAAAATCCTGGAAAGTTACTTGAGAAAATGAACTCCGGGAAATACATACCAAAAGGTTAATGACACGCCTTTCCTCGAATGCGAGACCGTATGTCATTAATGCTTTATATAGTAAGACGAAAGAATAGTTTAAAAAGACAGTTATTATAACTTTTCCTTCTTAATTCTATTCAATTTCATTCCTTATTTTTATGTAAAGAGAAAAATAGAGCGACTTTCATTGGTACTTACCAAATGGAATGTCATTTTTTTTAACTTTTTACATAGAGAGATAGAAATGGCTTTTAATCCCCTTTTACCCACTGGTTTAGATCAGAATCTAATTCCCGTCGAAGTTCGTGCTAAATACTACGAAGAAGTTTTGCTCGTTACAGATTTGAGACATTATATGGGTGCTAATCCCATGAGTGCTATTCAGGTTGCATATAAGAAAATGGGCAGCGGTGATACCTATACGGTTCCTTTCAGCAAAGAAATTGATTACAAAAATCCTGTTACGGGAAATTTTTCTCAAATTTCAGGTACAGGACAAGTTTTAGATTTTTACAGTGATACTCTTACTGTTCAATTTCAATCCTTAGCAGATAAGATTCAAGCAATTCAATTCATGCAACTTGATACCCCTGTTGATGTTTTTGATGCATTGAAACCTAAACTTATAAATGCTCATACACGTAATATCGTTTATCAACTTCTTAAGTCAGGAACGACACAAGCTTATCCAAATTTGGCAGCGTCGGGCCCTGTGGCTTCTCGTGTGATATACGGAGGTCAAGCTTATCCAGAAAATGGATTTATCCAAACAGGTATAAATTCCATGACAGGGGGGACAGCCTATAACCAAGACGGTCTTTCTGTGGCTGGTATTCGTAAACTCCGTGATTATGCTATCTATGGAGGTATATCTTTTGAATTTGAAAAGCGTATTTCTCCGGCAATGTTGACGGTGGAAAAAGGTGGATGGGTTCCCACATATATTTATTTGATGGATACACCTTCTTATACAGCCCTTACACAAGATCCTGCATGGTCAGGTTACTTCACTCGAGGAACGATAGAATCGACAATTAATCAACCTTCAGGTCTAAAAGGGGCCTTCTTTAAAGGTATGATTGATAACGTTGAAATTTATGAATGTCCTGAGCTTGGTAACTTCCAGCAAAACAGTACAGATGATACTATCACGGTTTCATGGAACCTATTCATGGGAGCTCAAGCTTTCTTGATGACATGGGGAGAGCTTCCTTGGTTCTTCATTGAATATTCAAACATGCATACGGTTGCTGAAATGGCCATGATGGAAATTCGTGGACAAAAGTCATTGAGGTTCCCTTCCTTCAATAACCCAGCAGTTACGGTTGAAAACGGATTGATTCATCACTTCGTTAGTATTCCACAATAATCATTATATAAAGGAGAAAAGATATGACTGCTGTTGTAAGAGAAATACAGATAAGTAATACAACTGGGGCTGTTCTTACGGTTGCGCCTGCAAATGTAGGAGACGATTTAGCCGAAATTGTTGTGCGTCGTAATTTTGCTGCTGCTGATATTGGAACAGCAGCAGGCCAAACCCGCGATGCATCTGATCCTACAGTGGGATGTTTATGTGCACAATTTTATGGACCACGTATTCTAGATGTTGAAATTAGTTTGCCGTATCGCTTAATCACAGCAACTGTAACACAATTTGCTACTCCTATTATTGGTGTAACTGCAGCTAATACTCCAAAATTAGGATATAACGTGATTTATAATGAAAATCTTAATTTATCGAATATTTATATATTTGATGGAGCGGCAGGAGCCCCCGGGCAGCTTGCGAATCTTGATTGGATCTTTTTGCGTGTTCGGTTAGGAAATACAGCAAATCCTAATTTTCTACCATTAGGATAAGGTATTATGTTAGTCGGAGATGTTCTTAACTTTGCTTCTCAGCTTAGCATGGGTTTAGACTCTCCGACGGCAGATGATGCAGCAATCTGGTTAGGATACCTCAATTTAGCGCATTTTGAGCTTTTTGCGCAGACTGCAACGGTGAATGCTGGTATTCCTCTTATTACTGATAAATTGAATGTGACGGATGGTGTATGTGATCCTTTCACGCAGTCTATTTATTCAGTTAGATCGGCATATAGGATTGATATAAATCGAGTTCTTCAGCCTACAACTTATGATAAAGTGCTTGCTCAAGATCCGGGAGGACAGATTCTTGCTAATCCTACCCATTGGTATATTATTAATTCAATTTTATATACGTGGCCTATTTCGACATTAACGATTGAAGATGGATCTGGAGTTGGCGTTATTTATAATACGCAACCTATTGTTTTTGGCATGAATGATGATTTATCTTTATATTATCCTGTAGCTTTTCATCCTCTTCTTATAGATGGAACTTGTTATTATATGTTTCAGTCAGAAACTGGTTTTAAGAATCAAGAAAAAATGAGAACTGCTGAGATGAGATGGACAAAAGGTAAAACAAATCTTTTTAATTACTTTATAGCTTTAGGTGGAAAAACATCCTTTTCAACTTTCAATAGGTTATAGATATGTCTTTCTTTCAAGAAGGTGATTTTGACACATTGGAGTTTACCATTCCGGTTGCTGGAATGAATCAAAACATTTCACCTAAAATACTTCCTCCTCAATATGCTTATGTTCTTGATAATATTGTCCCTCTTCCTATTGGACGAGGAAGTGTGAGATACGGTACAAAATTAGTTAATGAGGACCTTACATTTGATTCAAATATTATTGAAATATTCCCATTTTTAAATAATGACGGTACAGAACAAGATATTTTATATGTAGCGGATTTTGTTGAAGATACTACAGCTAATACTTTTATTGTAACTTCTGTAAGTCGTTTTTATTTTTCATCTACAAATGGCGCTTTATATTTTCAAGATACTCAGATTAAGATCAGATATCATACATCTACTTTTGCGACGACAACAATGTATTGTAATATTTTTGCTGTTCTTACCGATGAAGAGACTGTAATTGTTGAGCTCAGTGGAAATTATTTTATTGATGATATAGATGATATTACAATTGATTCTGTATGGTTTCCAGTTGGAAATATCTATATGTATAATACAGAAACCTCTACTTTAAGTGCTCCTCTTAATACTAATTATATGTCGGTGGCTTGTGTTCCGAGGGCTATTACATTTCAAAATACACTTACGATTTGTAATGGTGTCGATAAACTTGTTATATGGGACGGGACCGATTTAAATATTGTTACAGATTATGTAACCGAATATGCAAATTCATTTATTAGAATATCTAATAGTAGTTTTTCTTTTATTCCAACAGTAGGACTTAATATCCCAGATTTTATTTTAGGTAAATATCCTGTTGGAGGGCTTATTAGATTAAATGTTTATAATGGGAATGTTCTTGTTTCATCTACTAATTTAACAATTTTAACAGCTACTCAAGCTGGTAATGTCGTTACCATAACAACAACAACCGCGACAGTTCCTGCTTTTACTGGTGTTAATAATCTTGCATTGGCTTACGGTGATTATCCTCCTACTTTTAACTTTTTATTTGTAGCCCATAATAGAATTTGGGCATTGGGGCCCGGACAGGCGAGTATTAATTATAGAGAATTCTCTGAAACTATGATTGTGTATTATACATATGAAACTAATAACCCATTAAAATGGTTTAATGATCAGAATAAACGTGTTGAGTTTGAAGATCTGCGTAATCAGCATGGAATTGCAGATAATTTAGAGGCTATCGCAAGTATTAGTAATTATATCGTATTTATTGGTCGACATAAAACTCAAGTTTGGCAAGGTATAGACCCTACAACATTAGCAGCTGCTCCAAATCGTTTTAGTTGGGCTTACAATTTAGATATAGGAATTGCACATGGTAATTTGGCTCTAGATATTGCTACTGATACTTATCTTGTTACAGATAATGGAATCGTTTCCTTAAGTCGATTTAATATTACACAACAAATAGGCGCCACGGATGTAAATTCTGTTGATCCTATTGTGAGAGATTATCTTCAAACGATTAAACAATCGAATATATTTTATAGGCAATGTCGATCATTCAAATATAAGAATGGTCCTTTTTGTGGATTTAAAATTGGAACCAATAAGATTCTTGTTTCTTTATATTCTACGAATTTATATTCTTGGATGTTTTTTAGTGGAGATTTTGCAAATGCCTCCACCATTGTTTCAGGATCTATTGATTCTCTTTACTTAGGTATTGGAAATAAGCTTTATAAATATGCAGATGGTAAAGATGGAGATGTCGTTCTTTATGGAGATCAAAATGGAACAGCATTAATATCCTTTTTTTGGACTCTTCCCGTTGTTCATCGGCCTGGAATTCGTTTTGCGAATAAGAGATATGAAATTCAACTGGAATATGGATCTGCATTTGCTCGAAATCAGCAAGATAATTTATCTATTGGTGTGATAGGGGATATTCGTCAATCTTTTGAGCTTCGAAATTTATATGCGCTTCCTCCTATTGGAGATGCTTTAAATACAGTTCCCTTAGGATTAGGTGTTCCAAATCCGACTAATCCTGATCCGAATGCACCTGGATTACGACTTGAAACATCTTATTCCTATCCCAAAGGACGATTAAAGTTTGTATCTTCTTCTTTTTGGTTATATCTCACAGGATATACCGTAGATGGTCCTATTTATTTTGATCGAATTCGTTTATTTGGTATAACAGAGAGGAGATCCTAATGCCATTTCAGAGACCTAATTTACCATATGCAAATGTTAGTTTGTTGAATTCCAATCGATATGAAGCTTTAACGAATAGTGCAACACCACGACCTGTTCCCTATCAGGCTTTAGATGGGGATACTAATTATCTAATAGATACTGCAAATAATCTTCAAATCCAAATTGATGGATTAGTGGTCGGTATTTTACCAGGAAGTGATAGCCCTGATAATGCAAATTTGTTTCCAACTACGGATGGTAATTCAAATATTTCTTGGATTTTGGTGGGACAAGATCAACTTGCAAATGGAGCTGTTACACAATTGGCGCTTGCAAATAATAGTGTGGGAACACCTCAGCTTCAAAATGTATGTGTGACAGCCGCTCAGATTGCAGTTTTAAGTGTAACACAAGATAAGTTAGGTCTTGGAAGTGTCGGAACAAATCAACTTCAAAACGCGAGTGTAACCGGTGCTAAAATAGCTAATAATACAATTACCGCTGCTCAAATAGCTGGTACTACAATTACTGGAGATAGATTAGCTAATAATACAATTACCGCTGCTCAAATAGCTAATAATACAATTACTGGTGTTCAAATAGCTAATTCATCTATTTCAGGAGCAACTAAGATAACTTATGGTACTGTTATAGGTAATAATATGTCTCCCCTTGCAATTGGAACTTCAAGAATTAACGGAGCTTTTGTAACATTTGATGGTACACAACCTGTGGGGAATATTGTTCCAACAAACACAACTGCTAATATTGTTAGTGTTACGAAAATTGCTGTTGGACAATATAATGTTACTTTTTTAAATCCTACTAATTCTCCCGTTTTTCCACTAACAGTAAGCGCTGTAGTAGGAGACGCTCTTATTTTTTCAACAATTAACGTTGTCAGTCAAACTACAATTAGCATTTATTTATTTATTCAGATCGGTCTGGACGTTGTTCCTTTGGATAACTCTGCTGTTAGCGCTGGGATCATATTTTATTCTTAAATGATACAATTAGACGAAGTAAATGAAAATGAAATTAAAGATTACTTTCCAGATTTTATCGAAGATTTAAAGCGATATTTTTTTATAATTGATGATAAATTAGATGATATTGGGCTTTATGGTCTTAAATCCAGAGATGATTATGAAGAAGGAGCCGTTGAAATTTCCCTTTATATTTTTAAGAAAAATAGATATCATAAACAATACAAAGAGCTATTAATCTGTTTGTTAAATTACCCATTTTATATTAATTATAAGAGTATACTTATTCATACAGAAGAGAAATCGATAAGGACATTACTGAAGATGTGTCATAAATTAAATGTCATTCCATTAAATGCAGATGAAACATGGTTTTATAGAGGAGTTCTATAATGTCATTTGGAAATAAGAAAGTTAAAGCTCCACAAATGCAGCCTTTTGCGCGGCCACCTGCTTTACCTAAACTTGTTATAAATATGCCCCCCAAGCAGCCTAAATTAGCTAAGTTGCCTCCTGTTCCTAAACCTCAGGAAATTCTTGATTTTATTGATGAAATAGCCGGGGTTAAATTTGCAAAAGTTAGAGGGCCTGACGGGAAGGAAAGATATGTTAAGACACAGCTTCCGAGAACTCCTAAAGAACAGGCTTCTTATACAATGGCTGCTAAACTTTACGAAGATTCTATGAAGGGCATTTTAGAACTTGCAAAGTATGATCCTCAAAAGGTCGCTCCATTGAAACCGTATGTTGATGTTATGGCAAATTTAAGTCAAGACAGGATGAGAGATTTACAGGGGGTTTTTAATTTACCAAATCTAGAAAAAAAGGTGGAAGATTTTAGACAAATTCAAAAAAGAGATTTAGATCAGGATATTATACGAAATCGTCACCAGCTAGAGGAACGTCTTGCTCATAGTGGACGTTCCAATTCTTCATATGCAAATCAAGTAAGATCAGATTTGCAACGACAAATTAGTGATTTACGCCACGAAGCCGAATTTCGAGCTGGTGAATATGAAAGGGGGCTTGAACAACATGAACTTGGAAAGAATTTGACTGGATATAATCTCCGGGAAGAAGGACGTCGTGCACAACTCGCAAATGCGCAAACTGAATATGGATTAGAGCAACAACAATTAGCTGATTTAGATGCAAGAAGACAAACCGTACTTAATGAAATGTATAATCAGTTTAAAATAGGGTCTCAATTACGTAATGAAGAAGTTAATAAAAATATGATGACGCGTGCTCCTGAGCTTGCTTTGAACCAACAAAATGTAATGAATACACAACATATGGAACGTTATGGTCTTCAAAATAGAAATGCTTTATTGCAGCATGAAGCTGAAATAAATCGTATTAATACGGGATATGGTCATGAGTTTAATAGAGCAAAGACACTATATGATAGTGAATTTAATAGGGTACAAAAAGGTTATGAGAATCAGTTTAATCAGCAAAAGGAACAGAATCAGCAGAATTTAAAGCAATTTGAATTAGAACAAGTGGCGAAACAAGCTCAAGGGCCTTCTACTGGTCAGATATTGGGAGGTGCATTAGGCAGTGCTGCTGGACTGATGGCTGGTGGAATGATGACAGGCCCCGCAGGTTCCGGTGGCGCAATGCTTGCAGGTAAACTATTTGGATAAAATGGATAAAATAGATGTCAAAGTATAAGTCAGAAAAAATTAACTCTGGGCCAGATATTAAGAATGCACTGAGTCTTTTAGAAGAAAAACGCAAATTATCTGAAGGGAAAAAATCTACAAATTCTCTTATCGGAAAAATAGCAGGTCAAACCCGGGAGAGTTTAGGAGGAAGTAGAAAAGGATGGCATTCTGTTGTCGCTGGTTTTACGCAAGGAGTTGAGAATGCAGCTGAATTATCAAGTATTTATGAAAATGAGGAGCTATATAAAAACCATAAAAATGTAATTGATAATTTAACGGAAATCAATAATGCCAACATTGCAGAGACAGAAAAATATCGTAGAGATGAAAAGGGAAGAAAAGCTATTCAACCTGAATTTTGGGCATTTGAGAGTGCTTTAAAAAATGGTGCGGATGAGCAAAGTCGTCTTGATATGGTTAATAAAATGAGACGTAAGTATGAAGACATTACAGGAGAAAAGTTGTCTCCTGTTGTTAGTGGTCTTACAAATTCAAAATATGATTATGTTGATGAAGAAGGAAATATTTCAAATGTTCCTGCATTGATATTTGGAGATGAGTATACCAATAATATGATGTCATCCATTAATCCTGAACATCAAATGGAGCAGCAAGAAAAAAGACAGCAATATGCAGAAAAGCAAGCTTTAGAAGAGAGAAAAGTTGGAAGTTTGGAAGGAGTTAATGATGCAAGACGAAGAAAATATGAATCTGAAATTGACTATATGCCTCAGAAACAGGATGCTGCTTTATTAAGAATTAAAGAGAGTGGCGCGAAGAGAGTAGCAGCTGCGCATAAATATTATACTCCTCAGATTGCTGCATCCACTGAAGTTTTAAAGGCCTCTCAAATTATTAATAACATTGTTCAAGAAACTCCAGAAGCATTACAAACCGTCATGTCACTCCCATGGCAAAGTAAGGATACGAATTTAATTAGCAGTACTCTTAAAAGTGCAACTCAGGGAATGAATCCAAAGATTGCTAATGCAGCTCAAAAATTAGAAAAGGAATTGAATAAATTAAGATTATCTGTCGCAAAAGGCATATCTAATCCAAATCAAATGTTAGATGCAATTGGGATTGGATCTGTTCCTAATCTTCAAATGTCGCCTGAAGCATTCTCAAGCGTTATGAATGATATAGAGGCATCTGCAAGGTATAACTACGATTTAAATAAAGGTGAATTAGATTCGATAGCCCAAGCTTATGGATCTGATGGGGAACCTTTATCCAAGAATGTAACTGAACAATCCGAGAAGTATTTGAATAATGGGATGGGACAACAACCACAAGCCCAGGAACAGTCTAATACTGTTTCTATAAAATCACCTATGACGGGTAAGATAGCAATTTATAGTCGAGATGATCCTAATATTGATATGATCCTACAAAGGGGTGGAATACTGGTACAATGAAGGATATCTTTGACGGTACTAATCCTATTAGCATTATGGATGAGGAAAACTATCAACAGAATACGCTTTCTGCGCCTCCTGTTCAAAATGGATTTGAAGAAAGGATGCCTCTTCCACAAAATCCAGAATCTTCTTTAGGAACAAATAGTTCTGAACAAAAGGACATTTTTGAAGGTACTAATCCTATTAGCATTATGGATGATAATGAACCTTCCTCAACTCCTCAAAATTCTCCTCAGAATGGTATGAGTCCGACAGGCATCCCATCTCAAGAGACGAATGGGACTACAACTCCTCCTCAGAATGAAACAGGTATTCTTAATAATATGATTAATCTGGCCAAAGCGCTTCCAGCTTCAGTTGGCGCAAACGTTGATTTATTAGGAATGCTTTATAATCTTTTGGCAGAATCACAGAATTTAAATACAGAACAAGAAATGAATATGAGTTTTGGAGCTGATAAATTATCACCAGAACAAAAACAAAATTATTTGGAATCAACGAAAGTCCCAACGGTTGGATCATTAGAACAAACCATTGAAGAAGGACTGGGAGCTGAACATACACCTGCATATGAAGGTACAAAATTTGCAGCTTCATTAGCTGGTCCTGGGGGGGTTGCAAAATTACTCAAAAAAGCTGCTCCCACTACAGCTAAAGCACTTTCTTCTATAGGAAGTCTTAGGCCAGCAGATATCGCTGCTGCGGGAGCTGCGGGAGCTACTATGGAGGCTACTAAAGATAAGGTTGGGGAACTCGGGTCACTTGGTCTTGGATTAGGTGCAGGGATTGGAACTCAAGCTGCTGGAAGTATTGCTCCTGGTATTATGCAGCCTCGAAAGGCTATACGGAATTTATTAGCTAAACAAGCAGCTAAGAAGTTTAAAAGTGAAATTTATGAAGCAGCTAAAGACATTAATGTTCCTCTTCCTTTAGTTGCACTTACAGATTCGAAGATGATTAAATTTTTGAATGAAAATATAAGCAAATATCCTGTTTTCGGTGAAAGAATTAAAGATGCATTTCAAGAAACGACGAATGCTTTTCAAAAGGGAATGGGTGAATTATTAGATAGTGTTGGCCCTCTTAAAAATGATCAAGTTAAAGGACAAATATCTAAATTATATGAGAAGGCACGTGAAGCTTTACCTGAAGATGCAATGATTAATACTAATAAAATAGTAGATCGAATTAAAGAAATAAAAGAAGAGTTTAAAGCTTTATCTTTAAGTGAAGATACAAAAAAGTTATTTACTAAGATGGAAGAAATTGAAAATGGTTTAAGTATTAAAAGTTCATTTGGTAATTTCTCGCCACCTATCCCAGTTAAACTGATTTTAAATCAAAAGGCAGAAATTAATAGAATGTTAAAAGATACGGATCAAGGTGTTAAATTAATGTTTAATCATCTTAATGATGCCTTTAGAGAGACTCTTGAAGATTATGGTAAAATTAATCCTGAATGGTCGAACACCTATAAGAAGGCTGAAAAATACTATGCCACTTATGCTAAGAGAAAAAAAATAGATCAAACATTAGAGGGAAAACTTAATAATCCAATTTCGGAAGAAGTTAATTATCCTTCTTTCATTAAATCTTTAAAGACTGGTCCTAAAAAAGAAATTCTTGAAAAGTCATTTGGAAAAGAAAATTATCCAACTGTGGAAAAATTCATTAATGTTGCTCGTTCTATGCATAAGGGAAGCCAGTCTGTTAACACATCTGCTTCGGCTACAATAAATAGTGTCTTTGCTTTTGGAGCTTCTGTGGGTGCCACAATAATAACAATGAGTCCGACTCTATTCGCCGCTAATATGGCCACATTAAAAGGAATATCATCAGTTTCAAAGCTTCTTGTTGATAAAGATTTTGTTGAATTAATTTCAAAGTTTGCAAAAGAACCAACTACAACAACAGCTGAGCATATAGAAGAGTTTGTAAAGAAACGAAGTGGCGTATCTCTACAAACTCTTAACCATAAGATGAATTCTCTTCTTAATAAGAAAGAAGAAAAACCAACAGTACAACATTTAAAAGATGTACTTAAGAATAGAAAAGAAAATAAATCATCGGATTCTAAATGATATTATCTTCTTTTAGTATTATTTTTTATAATAAGTAATTCCTCTCGTATATGTTCCATATATTTAATTAAAAGAGTAGTATTATCCATAGCTTTAACTACTCTATTTTCAATAATACGAAAACCAGAAGCAATCATTCCGAACATTGCAATTTGCATAACTAATATAATTGAAATCATTTTTATTATTCCTTATGTTATTTGTTATAGTTATTATAAATTTGTAGAAAACACCACCACCATCAACACTACCACCAATACAAACATCGATATTACATAGAAAATAAATAAAGAAACGAATACATGTTTCATGTTTACTATTCTTCGTCATTAACTAAAGTAATAAACTTATATCAAAAAGCCATATGATAATAATCATTATTACCACTGAAATTAAAAATGGAAAAAACATACTCACTAATACAGATACTAAAAATCCTAAAAATTCTAAAAAATTCTTCATATAATAGTTACCTCGCCTCTTAGAGATCTTAAATAAAAGTCTAATTTTGGCTTATCACTCTGATATGTGTTTTCATTTCCTCTTATATTATAACAAAATTGATCAGCTTGATTTGATATCTGTTCATATTCAACATTATCCATACGACTCTCTACTCGACTCAACTCTTCAGAATACATTTTCATTAACTTTGTAAGTGTTTTCAAAGATGCGTGAAAAACAATAGAGAGTTCGCTTTTATTCTTATAATCTTCATGATACATAGCTTTAGAAACCAATGAAATA